TTCTCCAGCATCTCCGCCACATCGTCATCCTCGGCGAAGACGTGGGCCTTTGTCTTTCGGTTCCACTTACCGCCCATGTTCTCCAGAACCTTGTTGACCTCCGTGTAGGTCTTGCGGTCAAGCTGAACGTTCGGCAGGTAAAGCAGGTTTCCGTCCGCTCTGCACTCGCCCAGCACGTTCAGCACATTCTCAGGGATCTTTGCCATTTGTTTCGTCCTCCTTATTTTTCACCGGCCGCGCTCCGATGAACTCCCCGGCCAGTTGTTGATACTCTTCTGGCGTGATATATCCACGCCGTTTCTGTTGCTTCCAGTAGGCCATGATCTCGTCGTACCGAGTCTTCAGAGAGGCGTATCGACCATAGGCGTCGTTCAGCTCGTGGCAGACCTGCTCAAGCTCCAGCCGCTTCTCCGCGAAGTTCTCGGCCAGTTCAAGGCTCGGCGCCCGCCCAAGTCTCGCAGACCCGCAGGCGCAACACATCTTCGGTGCTATGCCCTGCACGGCAAAGGCAGCTCCGCAGTCAAGGCATATCCACTTTTGCTGCCGTCCTCTTGCCATTCAGGCTACCTCCTATCACACAGGTTTTTTCCACCGGCATCCGCGGCAGGCTCCTTCGTGTTCCTGCTTGTACTTACCGCACATATAGCACAGTTCATTGACGGCCGTGCGGTATTCCCGTTCCAGCTTGCGAATCTCGGCAGGCTCCCGGTTGGTGTCTTCGTAGTCGGCCAGCCGGTAAAACACGGCTTCGACCGTCGTGCCGGTCGGCTGAGATACCGTGCCGTCGCTGTTTCGTATCGTCAGGCGCTCCATCGTCATGCCTCCTGATACCGGATGGGCCGCTCGCCGCGCTCGTCGAAGTCAAGGCAGGCTTTTTTCGACTGACAGCAATAAAGCGGCGTCCCAGCTCGCGGGTAGTGCTTGTTCTTGCGAACCTCGCAGATGCCTGACGCTTTCATAGGCTCTCTGAGGAAGTGGTGGCACTGGCCGCAACGTTGGCCGAGGCTTTCTGGTCTGACCTTCAGACGCCCCTCCCTCTCCGCTTTGAGCAGGTCGAGAACGTGCTGAAGACTCATACCGTCGCGGATCAGTTCGTCCTCGAACTTTCTGTATTCCACGCAGGCTTCGGCTGGGATGTCAGCGTCCTCGTACTTTTTCAGAACTCCGAGCGCCTTTTCGACCGTTCTGATCTCCTCGGTCTCGAAGCAAAAGTCCTGCTCATTGATGATGTCTTGCAGTTTCTTCGCGTATTTCTCCATCTCAATACTCCTTTGCTTCCGGTTCGTCGAGCCGTGCGCCGCAATGCTGGCAGAACGGCTCTGTGCAATTCACGTCCTCTCCGCAGTTGGAACAATGCGTGTCTCCCAGCCAGTCGATGACAAGGTGCGCGTGGATCTGCTCCGGTCGGCTCTCGATGATACAGAGCGTCTTCTCCCGCATGGTCGCTGCTCGGTTGACTTCGTCCTGCTCCAGCTCCTTGCCGTCCAGCCATTTGTCAACGCTGTGCATGACGCCAAGGATGATGTACGCCTGATTCTCCAGCATTTCTGCAGCCTCTTTTGCCACTCGAATCAGGCCCTCAGCTCCCTCGTTGTCTTTCGAGTCTGCGGACTCTCTCAGACGTGCGGCCAAATCGACCGCTTTGTCGAAGTTATCCGCCATTCCTATCCCTCCCGTAAAAGGCTTCTAAATCGCCCTGTGCTTTGTTCACATGGTCAGGGCAGGCTTTGCACTCAGGCAAAAGTTCGTCCGTCATCTGGTCGATGCGGCCCAGACAATAAATGCGGTCTTTTACGCCGTCGTTCCATTCATGGGATGGATAGCCTCGGTGCCCCAAGGCGCATTTAACGGTTGCCATCACTCGCCCTCCTGTTCCACACTTCGATTTTGTCCGCCTTAATTACAAAACCGGAAAGAACGCAGCCGTTGTACCAGTGCTTCCACTCCCCACGGTTTGCCGTTCTCATGATCGCGCCCATAGGCTTATTGTCTGCGCCACAGAACGGGCAGGGCTTCAGTTTTACTTCCATTGTTCCGCCTCCATCTGCTCTATCTGGGCACACAGTTCATCCGTTACGTCATTACCGTAGCTGAGTTCTTCGTAACCCCAGCCACCGCCGTCGCTCAATTTCTCCACATCTATCCCGTGCTGTCCAAGCCAAAACCCTACTTCACGGTCAAGATTGCTTGCCATTCCTGCGTAGAGTGCAATCCGGTGCATCTTCTCGCGGATATGCTTCGGCACTTTCATTCCGTTTCTTCGCACTCCTCTCAATCGCAGTCCACATACCACCATCCGGTGCATCTGTCTTCTTCGCCAGACCGTGCATCTTCTACCGGGTCGTAATACCCGGTATGAAAAACAACTTCTTCGCCCTGTGCGGCGTAGAGCTGGAAAAGCAGGTCGCACAGGGCGTCCGCAATGGCTTCCGTCTTACACATCAGCTCGTCGCCGTTTCCCCAAACCTCGCCGTCTGAATAGTCCCGCATCCGACTAAGGAACAGCTCGAACCAGTCGATTTTTTCCCGCGCGTCAATGTGTTTGACGGGCGGATGGTCTGCCGTCCAGAAGTCAACTCCTTGGAAGTTATCAGCGTCGAGGATATACTCGCCATTTTTCCAGCGGCGTTCAACTTCGCGCAGGGCCGCCTCCTCGCTTTCTGCCTCCACCGCCACCTGTGTCTCAAGTGTCTCGCGGATGTTGATGCTGAACTCTTTCTTCTGCGGCTGATTCTTCCAGCACTCAGGGCAAAGCACGTTGTCCGTTTCGGACAGCATCTTTCTGAAATCCTCTTCGCCGCAGGCTTTCTTGAAACAGTTCGTGCAGAAGTGTTTCCCGCACCGTTCGCACTCCCACATATCCCCGCGGTGGTCGTCGTGCGCGTCCCACTTTTCGCGGAACCCGCAGATGTCGCACTCGTATTCGTCACTTCCCATTAAGTACATATCGTCCTCCTCAGTAATCGAAACAGGCCATATAGAAGTGAATTTTCCCATCCTTGATTTCGTGGGTGCAGCACTTCCACAGGTCGTGGTAGAGGAACCACACGGTTCCCATCTCGTTCAGGTATTCCAGATTGAAGTCCTTCAGGTACTTTCTGAGGACGTCGTTCACGCTCTCGCCGCCCTTCTGCAGTTCCAGAGGGACATTGAACCACGGAACCTCTGCGGTGATGGGGCCACGTGGCTTGCGCTTCTGGAAGTCAGCGCACAGATCATCAAACCTCGCCATCGTCCCCGCCTCCGCAATATTCGTTGTAGATGCGTTTCAGATATTGCTCCAGCATTCCGTCCTCGATGTCCTCCAGCAGATCATCGAGATTCCACCGTGCCAACTCAAGCCGCTGCCTTACCTGCTCTTTGTTGGCGCGGCGGTATTCCGCAGGCAGATCTGGTGCATTTTTGATGATGCTCTGGCACAGCTCGATTTCGCCGCAAAGCTCTTCGAGCCGATGGGCCACCCGCGAAACCATGCAGTCGTCATGCACGAGCAGGGTCTTTCCTTTTCCAATCATTCCGCATTCTCCTTTCCTACGAAAATGCCGGCGTACACAGCGCCGTCAATCAGGTAATGGTAGAACTGGTGTCCCTCAGGAACCTCGTCTACCGCCAGCTTCGTCTTCCGCATCACCAGCGGATGGGTGCCGACCATGACAACATACTCGCCATCTGGCACGAGCTGCTTCATCCACTCGCTCGGCTTTTCCGAGCTGTGCGTCGTGTGGTCGAACAGGCTGATAGCCGGTGTTCCCGTAATGGGCAGAGGCGCAAAGAACGTCATCTGTTCCCACGCTCCACTGGCAATCATGCCGTTACTCATACTGCGCACGTCCCTTCTTGGCCTCGGCCATGATTTCCTCGATGTTGTTTCGGAGCAGGAAGCGGTAGTCCTGCATCCGCTCCTCCAAAATCTCGGCCGCCTCTCTGCGAACAGCCTCAGGTGTGATGCTCTCACAGTTGCAATGTACGGCCAGAATCAGATCCTTGAACGTGAACCCGTCGAGGATGTTGTCCTCGGCGCTCACATCGTCACCCAGCTTCCATCTCTTGGGCTCAGTCTCCATTCCCGTTCCCTCCAAATACCGCCTCAATGGCTTCGTACCAAGTCGTATTCTCGCCGACGTTGCAATCGGTCTTCTGGAAGAAGTAGCTCACGATCTCAGGGATGCTCTCCTTAGCCTCCTCGAAGGTGATGCCGTAACTGGTTTCAAACTCTTTCTCGTATTCGGCTCGGTCTTCGTCGGAAACGGCGTCCAGATCTTCGATACCGAACGCATACGAGGTCAGCATACGGAGCGCGTCCGCTTTGCGATACTGCATCTCCTGATACCGGTACGCCGCCTCGATTTCTTCCGGGGCCATCCGGTAGGACTTGCCATAATACTCGAAGTCGATCAGCTCTCTGGTGTTTTCCATCGTAATCATTTTGCTTCCTCCTGAATTACCTTCTGAACCAGCTCGTTCATGCAGTCGAAAAACCGCTGTGAGCAGGCAGCGCCTTTGGCCTTGTAATACTGCAGACCGTCGCACCTGCCGTCTTTGATGGTGACGTTCGCCAGCTTGCTGCAGATCCAACCCTGCGTTCTCAGGGGAACACCCACCTTGTACCGGCGCATGAGGAGCAAAACAATCGGCTCGTTGTGTCCGACATCCCCAACGCGGTAGTCGATGCGGTCGTTGTTCAGGCGCCCACCCTCTCGGATGATTTTGACGGCTGCCTCGATCTCCTGCTTTGCCTTCGCATTTATCTCCTCTGTCTCTCGGTGCCGCTTCTCTGCTTCTTCTGCGGCTATTTTTTCTTTCTCTTTCTGGATGTACTCCTGATGGGCCTCAGACAGCTTCATGCACTCGTCTAACTTGTTCAAGACGCAGGCTCCGACATAATCGGGATGCGTCAGGCCGCCGTTCTTCTCGCTCTGGAGATAGAACTTAACGTGGCTTGCAAGTTGCTTACTGATGCTGGCAACCCACCTCTCAGGCTGGCTCCCAAGGCGCGTAACGACTTCTTCCTCTCGCTTCATTGCCTCGGACACGCTGGTCGGCTGGTTCCACCCATCCCGTTCTCTCAGCTCATTGAAGAAGGCGACCCGCCCCTCCTTGCTGCCGTACAGTTCGTTCACCGCGGGCAGGTAGCCGCAGTTGTCGATCATCTGGAACTCCGTCATGCGCAACGGAATCAGGTAACTGTTCACCTCAACGTGCAGTATATAGCGGTCATTGTCGCACCGCGGGTACTCTATCTCAGGCTTTCCGTCCTTGCGCCACAGCCGATAGGTCGTGGTTCCGTCGGCAACCTCCTTGATGAACACAGCTCGCATCCGACGGCCGGTGCGATTATACATACCGCCGTCGAACAGCGGCGTCATCAATTTTACTTCAGGCATCTTTATCCCTCCCTAAAATTCGGATTGAAGGTGTCGCTGTACGCGGCCGTTCCATTCCAGTCGTCGTACCGCACCTTCTCGGTTTGCTTCCCATGTCGGAACGTGATGTTCGGACGGATGCGGTTCCCATCTTCCCACCAGCCCTGATGCTTATAGCAGGTCAGCCAACTGGCGAACGGCTCTCTGTAAAGCTGCCGCATGAGGTATCCGCCATTATCCGTTCTTTTCCAAATCTCTGCGTCCGTGCCTTCCAAGACGCACACAAACTCGACGTCAATGGTCTTCGGCGGGTTTCGCGTCGAGTCGTTCTTGTATGCGTTCCATGACACCTTCGGGAACCATTCTTCGCAAACTTTGCTGTACTCCATTGTTGAGTTCTCTGCGATGTACGACTCACCGAGCAGCTCAATGTCCTCCTCTTTCATGTAGAGCTTGCCAGAGTTGCCGTCGGCGTCGGTGAATACGACCGTCTTGCGCCCCGCCAAAACGGCGCTGTTGTTGCCTCCGTACGGGGCCGCCTCTTCGGGCGTGATGTCTCTGATTTCAATTTCCATTAAACAGTCTCCTCAAAATGAAAAGCCAGCCGCTTCGCGTAGCTCCTTTGCCGCCACCTCAAGCCCGTGTCGGAGCCGCTCGTCGTCTTCAATCTGCTCCATCGTAAAGCCGCAGGCTTCCACGGTTTCCTCGACCTCGCAGGTGTAGGTGTACTCGTGATCGCGAAGCTCGTACAGAAACATATCCTTGATGAACCCATCTCCGGTTTCATCTGCCTGGATGGCGTCCTCCACTTCCTTGAAGTTTCGGGCCAGCGTATCGGCAATCATCTGCGCATCTTTGGCGAGGCAGAAGCCGCCGCCAAAGGTATTGCAGAGCTTGTCGGCGTCGTTCTTCGTAAGTCCCAGTTCCTTCAGGACTTCGTCGAAGCGTTCCTCTGTGAACGCCCAGTAAATCGGAAGTGCGTTGACTTCCTCCTGATGGCGTTTCTTCATTTCTGCGTATGTGTTCACCGTTCGATGGCCTCCTTTGCATTTTCGTTGACCGTTATCGGCGTCGTATGGTGAAGCCGAGTCCGCTTCACCATGAACTTCTTCTTGCAGTAGAAACACGGAACCTTGTAGTTCCCGTTCCATCCTACCATGTTCGCTCTCCCGCAATGTGGGCAGTCAATGATGCCAAGCACCGGCTTGTTCGCCATAGCTCGTTCCCTCCTCAATACCAAATCAGGTTGATACCGCCGAGCTGCTCCACGCGGCCGGTCATCGCCTCCGCGTCCACAAGTTTCTTTGGCAGCCGCTCGTCTTCGTTCCACGCTCGGATCAGTTTCTCCAACTCCTTATCGGGAGTCGGTACGGCAAAGTCGCACCCGAAATTGTAGACCATCTGATCGAGCAGCTCCTCGTAGATGCCTTCCTTGCCGGTCACAACCTTCTTTCTCTGGTCGCCGTGAAAATTGATGCTGCCGAGGAACAGTCGCCCGTGCATCATCTTCAGCGCCCGCAACTGTTCGCGGTTCCAGTCGTTGTATGTGGCATCAGCTTCTCTCGGTTCCAGATACCCGCCGGTGCTGCGGATGTAATCGAACTGCATCTTTCTGGCGAATGCGAACGTGATGCTGCCCTCCAGCTTGGTCTTCCAGTCCAGACTTCTCAGGTTCAGCTTTCCGTTGTTTGCCCAGCCCATGTCGAGCTGGCCGTTTGCGTCGCTGTTCTCGAACGACCAGAAATGGTCACGATACACGCACTCGCTGTTGACGTTCACGCCCCTGTCCTTGGCCTCAGAGCGGGAATAGCGAACCGGCTGACGGTCAACCTCGCGGTTGTGCTCCTCGTCCTCCTTCAGATAGAACAAAACCGTGTTCTTATCTCTCTCGGCCCCGTGATAGCTCGGGCGGTAAGCGACCACGCCCAGCTTCTCCGCGATCTCGTCGAGGGTTTTCTGCTGCTGCGTGTACCAGACGTCAGCCGCCGTTACCAACTTCATCGTCATCCTCTCCTTTCAAGGTCATTTCGTCTGTGAATATCAGTCGGCCGCATCCGTTGCAAACGAACCCGCCGCTGTCGAACCTGATCCAGTCAGTGCAACCGCACTCCGGGCAGGCCGCGAAAATCTTCATGCCGCCATCCTCCGTTCGTAGTCCTTGATTTCCTCAAGCGTCAGCCACTCAGGCTTGCCGCTTTCGGGGAAGCTCCACCAAAGGGCTTTCATGTACTCGATATGGTCGGCTACGTTGCCGGCCCAAAGATACTTCGTGACCCGGTTGCCGTGCCCGAGGAAATACTCGCAATCCTGCTTCATGCGGTCGAGCATCTGGTATCTAAACTGCAGGCTCCATGTCAGAACCGTGCTGACCTTATCGGCCACGGCCATTACTGCTCACCTCCAACAAGCGCTCTCCATCCCGGCTCCTCACCGAGCCACGCCGCCCGCAGCCAATCGTTCTTGCAGAAGTACCGGCGATAGTGGCTCGGCATCGAGTTCACCGCGAAATTGCGGATCTGGCGCTTGCGCTCCTTGCCGGTCTGCAAGCGAGCCTCCCAGCCGATAAGCTCGGCCTGAGACTCGTTGATGAACTGGCGGTTGCCATCGACCTCAATGCCGATACGCTCCTCCGTGCAACCGGAGTATGGATTGCGGCAGGTGCCGCACCAAAAGACCTTGCCGACGCTCCCCTTCTTGAACTTGCGACCGGCGATCACGCGCACCGTATCGCCGACGTGGATTTTCATGGCCTGCATCCGGTTCGTGCGCCCGTCAAACAGGGACTTGCCGAGCGTCTTCCAGTAGTGGTAGACCTTGCGGAGCACCTCAGGCGTGGCGTCGATCTCAGCGCGGCCACTGCAGGCGCAGCGGGTGGTGTCGAATAGAACCTTGTCGATGGTCTGCTTCTCTTCGTTCCAGCAGATCGCGTACCAGTCGGAATCGTCGTAGCCGTTGTGCTCGTACCAGTCGAGGACGCAGCCCTCGTAGTCAGGGGTGTGACCGTCCCCGTAGACGTTGGTGAAAATAGCCATCACTTGCCCTCCTTCATCATCAGGTCGTACAGCTTAGCCTTCAGCTCCATGATCGTCATGTCGCGGTCGTGAACCTCCGCTTCGAGCTGGCCGATTTTCTTCTGAGCGGCCTGCTCAGCGTCAACAGCCTCCCGGCATCTTCTGTGTTCCACATCGCGGTCATCCTTGGCCCGTTTCAGTTCTCCGTTCAGCTCCTTGACCTGCTGGTGAAGCATCTTGTTCTCTTCCAGCGCATCAATGACCGGGAAGTTGCTGTGCTGATTGTAGAAGCGAGTCGCATCCTCCCAGCTCCAGATCTTAAAAGCGACCTGATAGAAATACTTGCTCAGTCCAACGCGGCCAGAGGAATAAGTACCACGCGGATCAGGTTCGCCGTCGAACCCATTCAGGCGGCCATTGTCATTGGCGAGCCGAATAAGCTCTTTCACTTCGCTGCGACCGAAAATGTCTTGCGCTCTGCAAATGTCCTCAGGCTTGGTGCTCAGACCGTGTGCCGCTACTTCCTTCAGAAGTTCCTCCGCGGTTTTGATGCTGTCATACTGGCTTGCCATATCGCTGTCTCCTTTTCTTTGTAAGAGAACCGGAGACTTTCCTGAACTGTTGCTCTGGCTATCTCCGATTATCCATCTGGTTATTTTGTAACTTTATTATACTGCGATACCTACCTATGTCAATATGTTTTCGTTAATTTTTATGAAGAAATTTTCTATCTATATACGTTTCGTGATATGCCCGTAAACAGCCCGTACAGGTCCTATACCGCCTCGTAGCGTCAGCGGTGTGAATGGATGCAGAGGGCCGTGACGGTCGTGTGCGTGGCCGTACGGGGCGCAGCGGGTGTACGGGGCATTTGGGTATAAAAAATCACCCTCCCGGTCGTAACCGAGAGGGTGGCTTCATCGTGCGCTTATTCTTTTTTCGGCCCCTTTTCGATCTGGGTGCCATACTTCTCCACGAATGCGGCGGCGACGCTGGATTGGACTGTCCGCAGCCTGTCCTTGGACGTGTCCGTGTGATACTCCGCCATGAAATACCGGCCTTCGCTGTCAACGTACAACTCAGCGGCTTCGCCGTCTGCATTGAACTCGTTGACGCCGTCCTCATAAAAGCTGTTCGAGATGGCCTCCGCAGCCGCAGTATCGAACGTAATCTTGTCGCAGTTACCGCACAGCCTGCGGCCGTGCCCGCTGACGTGAGGCTTCAGGATCTCGCCAGTCTTGCGCATCGTGAAGGTCACATCGACGCCGAGAACGTCCATCAGTGCCAAAAACTCGTCAGCCCTGATGCTGTTCCGGTTCAAACGCAGGTTGAAGTTCTGCGGAGTCCAACCCATTTGACGGGCGAGCCACGCCTGCGAGTTCTTCGTTTTTGCCAGAGCTGCATCCATAAGTTCTCTCGATGTCATATCTTCACCTCCGTTTCGAGTATCTCTGTGCTTGCTATGATACATCGAAACAGATGCAAAATCAAGATTTTCTTTGCCAGCATTATCGTTTCCGTTCATATCGTGGAAATTACTCCCCCTAAATCTTCGGAATAGTGCCGCCGTACACGCCGGCCATTTTCAGTCTTCGCAGCGTCGCAACCTGCTTTCGGTTGATGCCGCGGCCACAGCAACAGTCGTTGTTCCACACAGCCACAGCATTTGCCTGCATACAGAGCCACGTCAGGAAGTCGTAGTAATACTCCCGAGGGCACAGGTCGTTCAGTTCTTGCCGCGATACGCCCTTCTTCTGGCAGGCTAAGGCGATCAGCTTCTCTTGGTGCGACGGAACCGCGTATTCCACAGTCCCATCCTCCAAAATCACGACCTCCAAATACTGCACATACGTCTGCTTGTGCTTTTCGAGGTCAAACGCGCAGTAGATGTCATAGGCCATCGTGTCAGGCCCCCGCCGGTGCCGTCGGGATGAACCCACGGATCAGATCCTCGTACAGTCTGCGGTATGTATCACGCTCAGCCTTTACCGTCGCCAGTTCCAAAGCGGCCTTTGTATCGGTCTCCTTGCCGACGACAGCTTCCCGCTTTTCGACCCGCTGCTCGCGCTCTTTCAGGCGCTCAATCAGGCCGGGGTATTTCTTGAGCCCCAGAGCTGTCGCAACTGCGATGTCGATGTCACGCATCTCTTCGGCCGTACACCGACCGATGTAATTCCCGAGCCGCTCCAACGACACCGTATTGATCTGCTCACACATGACCGTGCTCGCCCTACCCGTGCTCAGGATCTCAACGTGGGTCGGCAGGTTACTTTTCGGCTGCGTCGTGCAATAGGCCACCTGCACGGTTTCGGAGTAGCGGTTCCCTTCGTCGCAGGAAACAACCACGCCGGGGCGTCCCGTATGTTCCTCGCTCCCGACCTGAATGCCGAACTTGTGGACATAGAAGATGTCGCCACGTCTGATGCTGAAGCTCACACTCCATCTCTCCCTTCAAAATATCGGCTTCGCTCTTCCGGTGTAGGCCAGTCTGGGTCGATGCCACGCTTGCGGCGGTTGCGTCGCCAGCCGTTGTAGACCTTCACATCGCGTTCGTCAATGCTGTACCCGACGCCGCGTTCGGCGCGGTCGTGGACTAACAGCGGGCGCGGATAGTTCGGGTTCCGCGCCCTCAGAACCTCGTATGCGCCAACAGGCTCTTCGAGCTTCCATCCGCTTTGCTTCAGGTATGTTTTGAGGTCGGACAACATCCCGTGCCTGACCGTCACTCTGTTCTTCATCTGCTCCTCCATTTCCTGCTTCCGGTAAAACCGCTCTCGGTCGAGGAAGCCTCTCGTGGCGTAGTATTCGCCAGCATCCATGCCGCAAAAATCAGCCTCGCTCATTCGTCATCCTCCATCGGGTGCCAATGGTAGCGGCAGTCCGGGTTCTCGCACTCTCCGTTGAACATGAGCTGTCCGCACAGCGGGCAGGTCGTCACTTCATACATCTGAGATTCCACAGCTTTTCTCCTCCTTGTCCGTCAGCCGCTTCAACGCGGCCGCTTGCTCTTCGATAAGGTCTGCGGCAGCCTTTGCCACCGTGCCGGCGCATTTGAACCGTGCTGGCCGCTCAAACGCAGGGCATTGCTCCTTCGGGCAGCGCCCTGTTTCGATGGCCGATTGATGGCATCGAAGCGCCAAAAGAACTTCTTGCGGTGTCATCAGCCCACCTCCTTGCTGTGGCTTCTGCAGCACTCGCGGAGGCGGGTGCGCATCACGTCGTAATACTGCTTTTCATTCTCAATGCCTATGTACCGCCGCCCCGTTCTGCAGCAGGCAACACCGATGGAGGCGCTTCCAGCGCAGCAGTCGAGCACGACCTCGCCGGGGTTGGTGTATGTGAGCACCAGTCTCTCGCACAGCCATACCGGCTTCTGCGTCGGGTGCAGGTGGCTCGTCTGCTTATCGCTGGGGCCTTTGACAACACTTCGCGGGTAGCGGTCTGTGTTGCCGCCGCCCTTGACTTCCTTCGTCGCTTTCTGGTAGATCTCGGTTCGGTTCTGCGTGTCGATGTAATGGGTGTAGCTGTTCACCGGCTGATGGCCGTCCGTCTTCTGCGGGTTGTACGTCGGCTGACGGCGGTAGAAAATCAGGATGTTCTCGTGCGCCCGCATGGGCATCTTCTTCGCGTTCAGATGGCCCGTGGCGTTGCTCTTCTCCCAGATCCACTCATACCGCAGATTGCTCAGGTTGCTGCATCCCAGCACCTTGTCGAATGGCGTCTGTGCGAACAGAGCCACAGCTCCGTTCTTTTTCACTACGCGGTCAGCTTCGCTCCAGAACGCCTCAAGGTCAATCGGTGTGTCCCACTTGCAGTTTGTTCGCCCATACGGCAGATCCGTGAAAAGGAAATCCACGCTTCCCGCCGGCAGGAGCCGCATCCCGTCGATGCAGTCTCCCAAATAGGTCTTATAGTTCCAGTCTTTGCGCTCCATGTGGCACCACCCTCACTCGAAGTACCCGCAGGGCGGCTCGTCACAGTAAGCCTCGCGGTCGTGTTCTTCACACCACCCGACACCGTTTACGTCCTCGTCCCCGAATCGCTGACATCCACCGCAGCACATCTCCCGCGGCTCTTTCAGGGCGTGTAAGGCAATGCCGATTGCTGTGTCCAGCTCAGACTCAAAGCGGCCCTTGCTCTGCTCTCGTTCAATGATGGCGATTGCGTCGCTTCGTTTCATCCATCACGCCTCCTTCGCGTCGTAGTGCTCGCACCCTACCGATACGTCGAGGCTTTTCTTGGCGTTCTCGACCTCGTTGTAGCGCCCGGTGACGATGAACATATTGAAGATCGCCAACGACCGCTTCAAGCAGACGTCAACGTGGCGGCAATTCTGACACTTTCGTTCCATTTACTCCGCCTCCTTGTAGCAGTAGTCGGTGCATCCGTCATCGTTCAGGCCCGGAGCCCTGCCGGTGACGAACGGCGCTTTGCAGATCCCGTCAGGATTGAACACGCAATGCTCGGAATCGCACTCGCAGCACAAGCTCGTCAAGAACAATGCCTGTGCAACCTCTCGATCCTTTGGCTCGCCCACGAGCAGCAGCTTTGCAACGCCGCGGCTGTATCGTTCGTCGAACCATTCCCAGACCTCCTCCCGGTTCGTTCCAGCCGGGAAGCAAAGGAACTGAGCCTCGATTTCTTCCGTCTCGGGGTTCATTGGCACATCCCCAAACTCAGCCCAGAGCCGCTCCAGCCGCTTGTCTCGCTCTTTCAGCGTCGGGATTGCCTTTGCTCTCTGCTCGTTCAGGTAGGCTTCATAGTATGCGTACTCGTCCTCGAAGGTTTCGCCGTTCTTTCGGAACTCGTCAAGCGTGTTGCAAATCAGGCCGACCACATCAGCCTCGGGCGTTGCCTTGACGTATTCGTCAGGGTCGAGTTCCTCCGCTTTCAGGTGTCCAAAGTAGAACCAGTTGTCGCCGATCTGGCAGACAGTCCCATGATCCATATTCGGATCTCTGACGAAGCGGACGCTTCCGTTTCGGATGCCTTCGCGCACCATGTCCTCAGTAATCATCCAAACGTCACCTCCCCGAACAAAGCGAGCTGCACAATCTCGTCAGCGCAGGCAGCGTCGATTTGGCAGCAGTCCACAGTGCCGTCTTTCTGCACAGCCCCGTATTCGTCGAGGCCCTGCTCGACCCACAGTTTGAAGCCATTCAGGAACTTCTCCAGATCCAGCTCCCACTTCTCGTCGATGTCCTCGACGTCGTGGAGAACCAGGGCGCCGCCGCGGGCAATCTGCTCATGCCCCCAGTCGGCACAGCGCCGTTCTTCCACAACCTCGGCTTCGGAGCACCAGTAGTTGATGCCGCCCTCCAAAGCCGCAACCATGATGTCGTCGATGTCCTCTACCGTCAGTTTGACATCGCGCTCAGTGTGAACGCTGAAGGTTTGCTTCTTCTCCATGTTGTCCCTCCTCAAAACTTCGTTTCTCCGAAAAGGGCGAACTGCACGATCACGTCCGCCTCGTTCGTTGTCAGGTCATCCAGAACCAGCCGTTCATCCTCAATGCGGATGTGGCAGCTCTCCTCTATGTACTGCTTGATGCCAGCGGTCAGCTTCTCCTTGTCCAGCTCATACCACGTTCCATCGGTTCCTCGGATGGCAATTTCGCCGCCGTTGGACACCTGCTCGCAAACTCGCTTGCCCAGAATGTTACCAACGGCCATCACGCGGTCGGCCCAGCCAGCGATGCCGCCGGCGTTCAGAGCCTCAAACAAAATGACGTCAAGATCTTCCTTCGTGATCTGTACCGCTACTTCCGCTCTCAGGTTGATGTTGTTCATCCAGATACCTCCTCATTTCTTCCGCATCATCGCGGACTTGTTCGTTGAGCCACCGCTTCAACTCAGATCGCTCCCACGATTGCTTCTGCATCGGGCGTACCGGCACCATCGCAGCAATGCCGCCCGTATCTCTGGCAAGCCCTTTGAGAGCGTCGCACCTTTCCTGTGTGGCGGGTACATCCTCGAAAACCAGCGTTGTGCTGCCGCCAGATGTATATACCGACTTTACCGTGAACGGTTGGTCGCTGATGTTGACGATGTCGCCCGGTTGCAAATCGGCTACCGTCTTCACGTCACTCGCCCTCCTCGTCGTCGATTTCAGGCAGAGCCGAACTCGGATGCTGCCAGTCGCAGTACCAGAACAGGTGTCTTGCCTTCTCCACGTCCCCGCCGCACTCTTCAATGAAGTCGTTGCCGGTGTAGCAGCAACCGACGATTTCCTCCACGTCCTCCGGGCCGTTCGCGGGTTCCGTGACCGGAATCAGGTTCAGGGCGAGGTCGGGAATGTAAATGATGTCGTCGCCCTGTTCAAACCGAGCAGCCTTGAAGATTTCGCAATCCTGACCGTTTCTGAACGCAAACAGGTTGTCCATGACGGCTCCGCCGAGCAATTTCTCGCGCAATTCTGCCTTTGTCATTCCTGAGTGCCTCCTCTGCAAAGACTTTCGCCACAGCCGGGGCAGTAGTCGGGGTAATCGGGAGCGTCGCAGTCCTCGTACCAGACGTGGTTACACCGGAGGCATCTATACTGCCGCAGTTCCACATCCTCGGCAGGCCCGTCGCCTGTCTCGTATTTTCTCTGTGCTTTTGCCGCCTGAGCGGCTTCCTTTTCCCCGGCCAGCCACATCATGCACTCGGTCAGGTCGGGGAACTCTTCCGTCCAAGCGTCGCCGGTGCTATTGTCGATGCCGATGTACTCAACGCCAGTCTCCAGCACGAACAGGCCACGAGGCCCGCGGTGTTCGATGATGGCGTTTGCCTCCTGCTGGCTGACGTATTTGAACCACCGATAGTCCTCATGTACCACGCCGCAGTTGGGGCAAACCCAAAGTGGGACGTTGTTGCGCTTCCCGAACCTGCCAAAGTAGATGTCCCGCGAAACGTAGCTTCCGCAGTCATAGCATCTTGTAGCCTGAGCTGTCATTTCCACACCTCCTTCAGTTCCAGCACAAGTTTCGGATCTCTCGATCAGAAAGTCCAATCGTTCCATCCAACATCTCGGTCAGGAAGTCGTACTGTTCGTCGCCTCCCATGCGGTCGGCGTACTCCAAAACGTTTCGGAGGATGCGAGCCGCAGCGCCGTCAATGTCGAACTCTTCCAACAGCCACTCATACGCCTTTTCCATATTAGCGGCCACCAGCCCTTTCGTATTCATGCACCGTCCGGTGCTCGCCGTCGTCTTCAATATACGGGCGATGGATGTCGAACCCGTGGTCGAGCATCACCTGCTGCACCGCATCGACAGCCTCGCCGATGTGGTACATATCCCAGTCGAACTCGTCCTCGTCCTGTTCCAGAAGAACCAGCAGGAACCGGTACATAGCGTTGTCGATCTCGTCCAGACGCTCAATCTGGCGAGGCGACAGCTCTGCTCGGTCATCTTCGTCATCAGACTCGCCTTGCAGCACATCCTCCATCGCAGACGCCAGCTTGTTCAGCATCAGTTTGATGTCATCAGCATCCTTCACAAGCGTCTTGAGGTCAGGGACACCGGACACCCGTCCCTGTGCCTCAATCCACATCTTGGCGTGTTCCTCAGCGTCGAAGCCATTCGCATAGGAACGGATCTCGCGCACCATGTCGTCCGCGTTGTTGACATCGTCCGCGCCGACGTCGAAAGAGAAATCTTCACCGGCGGGGCTGTTCTGGATGAACTCCCATTCGGTGTCGCTTTCGCGGACGCACCAGCCAAGTTCCTCGGCTTTATCGAGCAGATCGTCGATGTTCACGTTGTTCCCCAACTCACCGAGGTCAATCTCAATGACGGGCATCTTCTGGCTGAGGCTCGCACAGTATTCGCACCAAGCGTCAGTCGGTTCGTCCGTGTCTTCGTCGTAATCGCAGAGGGCGAGGCTTTCGATGCCAGCGGCCTGCGCAATCTCGCGCATCACGTCTCCATAGCAGGAGCCGTTGCGCTCGAAGCCACGCATCCGCTCTTTGATGCTCTGCTCAATGTCGTCGGCCTGTTCCTGCGGAACGACCATAACGCTGTCCATCCAGCGGTTCATTTCGGATTTGCACCGAATGGCTACCGTGTTTTCACTCATATCGTCTGTCCTTTCCTACACATCCGCATTGACGCGGACGTAATTTCAAATTAGCCACGTGGAAACCAACGCCCGTAGAAGCCCCCGAGAGGCTCTGTATGGCACGTTTCCGTGCGGTGGTGAAAGTGTATGCTTTCCGCCGTAGAGCACGTTCTCGGTCTTGTGCGTCGGTTTTGGCAGGTGTTACGCCTTGCTGTTGGGACTGCTCAGTAGCTCCAGCTCTCTCTCGATGGTCTCGTCGAGCCTGTGCGAGAGGTTCTGGGTGAGCCACAAATCGGTCGGCGTGTACTCCGTAACATCTTCCCCGGTCTGCCGGTAGAAGCCATCCTTCGCTGCCCGACCCATGCCGTACTCAGCTCTGCTCTCTCGCCAAGCATCAGTCAGCTTGACCCGATGCCTCTGAAGCTGTTCGAGCGTCATCCGCCCGATGTCCTCGGTAAGCAGCTTCCTCGCCTGTGCTATCTTCATCTGTGCTTCCTCCTACAAGATGCCGAGCTGCCGGTTACGGTTATGTACGTCAACGCCGATCTCACCAATGGCGGCGAGCAGGTCGCGTTTCTCTTCCGTGTCGTTTGACGTCTCCCAGCGTTCGATGGCCTCCTTTAAGGCGTCGATGTAGCTGGCATTCGTGCGGAGCAACTCCACCGCCGTCTTATTCATTCCGACGCCTCCATTTCATCGACCAGTTCCCACCGGGTCTTGTACTGCTTCTGGATTTTCCAGTCAACGATGCGCATATCGTTGGCGGTGTCCTCGTCGATCACAATGTCGATGCCGAAGCCGCCACACATCTGCGTCTGGGTATGGGTGCCTTTGCTGCGTTCGCGGATCAGCGCGTTCAGAGCATCGACTGCGGCCTGCTGGCTCTTGAACGTATGGCGGCCGACCCAGTTCATTTCCTGCCAGCCCTTCGCCATGTTCTCCAAAATCCAGAACCCGCGGCCGCTGCGCTTCATCCACGCATCCTGATAGAGAACGCGCCATACCGGAATCAGTTCCACGCCGTCAACAACGATCTTCTTGTCTTCCATGTTTACGCTTCCTTTCTGGAGCAAAGCTCCGGTTGATACTGCAGAACCTCTTCGATGATGTGCTTGGCCTTGACGATGCCGAACTCCTGAAGAAGCTGCTGCGGCGTGTAGATGTCCGCCATCCTGACCGACCGGCGGCCGGTCGTGTACGCTTTCTTGAGCGCCGTCTTGCTGGTGTACTCGGTGCTGAACGCCCAGCGCATATACTCGGAACCGCACTGGTTGTTGCCGCTACGCTTGACGAAGTAATACGCCTTCCCCATAGCTGTTCTCCTTATTATCCGTAAATCTGAGTGACGATCTCAACGCCGGCATTGATGGCTGCCGGGATGTCCGTCCCGAGCTGCCGGTAGAAGTCAGGATGAACAATGCACTCATAAGCTCTGCACATCGTATCTCTCTGCTCCGCCGTGATGTTGATGCGGAAACCCTTCGCAATCCGAAGGGCCTCTTTGAAGTTGCCCGCGGCTACGGCTTCGCGCACGATGTCAGATTTACGTTTCATGGTCTCCGTCCCTTTCTAATTAGCCGGTTGGTTAATTTGTAACTTTATTATACTGCGATACCTACCTATGTCAATATGTTTTCGTTAATTTTACAAATTATTTTTCTGTATCATATTCACATACGTTTATATTCGGCAGGCAGAAAAAGACGGCCCCGGCACAAGGCCGAGGCCGCCCACTCACGCTTCTGCGGTCACTATGTACTTCTTGAGCTCAAGCAGCTCCAACAAAATCGCGTCGATCCGCCGGTTGATGGCGTCGCTTCCAGCTTTAGGGGGAGGCGTCGGCTTCTCGGGGACAGCCACCTGCGTCGGTGCTGGCAGCTCCGTCGGCGTCTGCTCGTCTGGCTTTCCCAGCTTACAGGCGAACACCTTGCCCTCGATCCATGCCCTCGTTTCCTTGCTGCATCCGAAGATGTCCAAAATCATCCGCCCGCAGCGTTCGGTTACGAAGTACATCGGCACAGACCGGCGGGATGCGCCACCCGTCTTCCCGTTGACCGGAAAAGGCAGTTTCACCAGCTTCACGTCGCTCTCGCTCTTTGCTTCGCGCTGGCACCACTTGGTCGGATAGGCGCAGCCACAGGCGGCCAGCAGATCCCGTGCCGCATACATCGTCTCGCCTTCGTTCAGGAGAACGCGGACTGCGCTTCCCTCCTGCTCCACAACGGCTACTCTGCCAATGAAGCTCTTGACGGTCTCGCTCATACCGCACCGCCTTTCTCCGCTTCACGGTTCGCAAAGTTCACCGCGAAGATGGCGTTGCAGACCTCCATGTGGCCGGCGAACTCTTCCATCTCACCCATCAGCGCGTGAACTCTGTCCTTGATCTCGTAGAAGGCCAAGGCGCCTCTGTCCCTCTTCTCTGCCTCTCCCTCGGCCATGTCGAGGAAGTAGAAGTAGGTGGACTCGAACATCTCCAGAAATACATCCAGCTTTGCCGCGTCCGCTCTCAATTTGTCGGGGGTCGTCATCATAAGTGTATTGCTCCTTTCGTCGTTCTTGACAGCGGCCGGCAGCCATGTTACACTTACCTTGCTCGGAGGTGTGTAACGCAGTCACAGGTGGCTGCCGAACCGCCGGAACCCTTGGTGTTGCAAGCACTGAGGGTTCTTTTTTGTTTCCTGTGATTTGATTATAACATTTTACCTACCTAAAGCAAGATAGGTGCGCGGTAATAACATTTAACCGTTCGGATAACAGCAAAAACGCGAAAAAGCCCTGCGTCAGACGACGCGGGGCTATGCTCGTTTTTACGCTCATATACTTTGCCTATCTCTCTTTCAGAATGACCCCGGCCATCTCCGCAAGCATCTCAATCTGGGACGGTGTCGGATCGGACTCAGAAAAAATTTTTTGAATTTTTTCGGCCTCCGTGCCTTCCACGAGGTCTGGCAGGATATAATTCGGTGAAACTCGTAATTCGCGGCATAAAGTGGCGAATACCGGCAGGCTCGGCAACTTCTTTCCGCCCTCAATCTGGCGCAGATACGTCGAATTGATGTTGCAAGCCTCTGCCAGCTTCTCAGCCGTCAGGCCGCGGTCTTTTCGGGCTTTGTTAATTCTCGTTCCAAATAGCTTCTTGTCCACTTTTTGCTCCTCCAATGATGTATGCCGTCGGTTCATACCACCTCTTCTCATAGCTTACAGCCCCGTTGACGCTCACGAAATCCACTGTTAGAATATAGGCCATGAGCCAGTAGACTATACCACATGAACGGAGGATATTTTCATGGGTCTTTCAGGGTCTAAACTCTACCGCCTTTCCGGTGGCACCGTCATCCCGGCCAGCGAGGCTCTATATCCCGCAGAGGCCGACCTCCAGCAGCTTATTGCGGAAAATCCGCAACTGCTGCTCAGCTCCCCCAATGAGGGCCAGCGCCTTTACCTGTTGCGTCGAGAACAGCCCGTGCGCGATGCTCCAGATGGGCCAGCCCTTTTCTCCATTGACCATCTCTTCATTGACCAAGACGGTCTTCCCGTGCTCGTCGAGGTGAAGCGGAGCACCGACACCAGAATCCGCCGCGAAGTCGTAGGCCAGATGCTCGACTACGCCTCCCGTATGCGGGCGTGGAGCGCCAGCGAACTCAGGTCGTCCGCGTCGCTTCTGGATGTTCCAGATGATCTATGGGCCGCTCTCGACGGCAATCTGAAGGCCGAGCGGATGCGGCTGATTTTCGCGGCAGACTCTATCCCTGACTCCTTGGCCTCCATGATCGACTTCCTCGACCGCAGCATGGACGCTATCGAGGTCTGCGGCGTCGAGATCAAGCGGTACGTTTCCGAGGACGGTGCCGAGCTGATCTCCTCCACGATTGTCGGCGGTGGCAATTCGCCTGTCAAGCAGGCTGCCAGATACTCCACTATCTGGGACGCCGACAGCATGGCCGAGCAGCTCAGCCAGCGCGAAAACTCAGCCATCGTTCCGGTTGTCGCCGCTCTCACATCGTTCGCCTCCAGCGCCGGTCTGCAGATCAGTTATGGCCGCGGGACGAAGTTTGGCGTGTGCAGGGCGCTTCGGAACGGCCGCAAGGTATTTAGTGTGACCTCGTGGGAAAAGGGCCATACGGGTCTCAGGACAGCCGTTGAGGTATCTTTACCGTCGTTGGTAGACCAGACCTGCGGCACGTTCGAGGAAGGTGCGCTACGCTCCATGCTCCTGACGTTCCCCGACGCTTCCCCAGCCGACGCCGAGCAATTCATCTTCGGCTCCAGCCAGTTCCAGTATATCGACCTGCGATTACTTGCAGAGCCATCAAACCTCTCGCATTTCCAGAACGCCATCACTCAAATCGTTCAGGCCATCCCTGAAGAATAAGAAAAGCGGCTACGCCCCGAAATGGAGCATAGCCGCTATTTTACTGCCCTCTGGAGCCGCTGGAACGTCGCAGAATGATGGATTGTATGCCGGCGGCAACGTAAATCGACCTACGCTGGTCTTTACCGATGCCACAGCTCCTCGGAAACCTCGACCGACTCTTCTTTGAGTGCAGAGAACCGTTCCTCGAACTCGTATTCCGTGATTTCGCCCGTCTTCCGCAGGCCGCGGAGTATCGAGATCTCCTGCGGGATCTCCGCATAGCGTTTCCGCAGGTGGTCAATGCGGGAGTCCTGCTTCGCAATCTCCTGCCGCCACCCTTCCCAGAGTGGCGTCGTGAACTCCTTCCATTCCAACTCAGGCAGCGTCACGCTCAGGTCATCCCTCGCCTTGTCGTCCACGTTCAGCGGCGGATGGAGCTGCAGGATGTAGTAGATCTCGTACAGGTTCATATCCGCTTCGCTCCCCAACTCCGCATACTCGATCTTCGTCACCTGCTCTATGTTGACGGTGCGGTGCATCGGCTTGCTGAACAGGTGGCCGCGGATTCTGCTCTGCAGCGGTTGCTTGGTGCGGCCAACGTACACGAGGCAGTTCCCGTACCAGATCCGATAAATCAGGAACCCTTGCACCCTCATTTGACGCACCTGAAGCCAGCAAACTGTGCCAGACCTGCGCTTCCGTCCGGGCATTTGCACGGAATGTGCATCGGCACGTTATTTCGCGTGAACGGGTTCGCCGCGAGCTGCTGATGCTGGATCACTTTGCCGAGCAGGGCCGGGAGCATTTCCGTCGGCACCTCCTGAGGCTGTGATCTGGACAACAGCCGACCGCACAACGGGCATTTGTAAACCGGCTGATACTTCATTCCGCATACCCCTCCGGTCGTTGCTCCCAATACGCAGAACGCTGCGCAATCGCCATGTCGATCAGCCAGAACTTTTCACGTTCATCCATCAGGACATCGACCGACCATTGCCCTGTCAGTCCTTGCACGTCCCGCATTGCATCAGCGACCTTATCCTGAACGGCGTCCTTGAAGTGCGCGTACACGCCTTCCAATCTCTCTCGCTCATGCTCAAAAACGATCTTGTCGGTGGCATGGTACAGGTGCGGGTAAACGTAGTCGTAGTCCCAATAGTTCGCGGTGAAAATCGGCTCTCTGGTGTCGAAGTCGTAGAACACGCGGAACTCGGGCCGTAAGGGTAGGCCGTTGTAGATGCAAGGCGTCATCCCCGCAGGGCTTTCTATGAACTTTCGCACCACAATTTCGTCTGCGCCCTCTGCTCCGCAGCATATCGCCTCGTAGTTGATTAGGATGATCGCCCGGTACAGCTCATGCAGGCCGTACAGGTTGCACGTCCCGTTCGCATTGAACTTGTTGCTGAAGCGGCCATTCTTGACGAACACATGGCCGGTCAGCCCCATCTCTTTCAGCTTCGGGATGACGCGCTCCTCCAGATACGCCTTGACGGTCTCTTCGTCCTCCTTCGGGTGCTCCATGTAAAATGCCTCGTACAGTCGCTTCACATACTCCGGTTCCTCCTCCGCACTCGGCAGTTTCGTGTAGAACGTCAGCGGTGTCGGGATGCCGCAGTCCTTAATTTTCGGATACCAGAAGCTAAAGTCGTTCTCGTGCTCTCTCGTATAGTCAAACATCTTTTGTCTCCTCCTCTTCGTATTTGGCAAACTCCTTTGCCGTGTCGAGGAATTGCACTCGCTGGGCCTCCGCCAGCCCAACCATGCCATCCCGTCGTTCCAGTATGGCATAGGCGCCGGCAACAACGCCGCCGCCATGCCCGCCACGCATGAGCGACGGCGGCACGATCTGCGAGATTTGCGTGAACCCGTGGAACAGGTAGAGCTCTTCGCCCACTTTGCACGGGCGCAGCTTGTTTGTGTTCATTCTTGCCCTCCTCAGTATTTCAGTCGCACACCCTCAGGTAGCGGCGGCATCTCACGCCAGAACCTCGGCACCCACACAAACGGAACGAACGTCGGGCGTTCAGAGCCGCAAAGCCTTTTCCACACGCAGCTAAAGATGTGACCGTACGAGTCCTTCGTCAAGACCTCTTGCCCCTCCCGTGGTTTTTGCTCTTTGAGCGTGTGCCATCCGTCCTCCAGCATTGGCATCCACCATTTCACATGACCGCCCGGTTCCAAGCCGCCCAGGTAAAAGAGAGGCGCTTCCTTCGGGTCGTATGCCACGAGGGAGCCATCGGTCACATGGCCCCATTTGCTGATAATCAGAACTCTCTCGCCAGTGGGAGGTAACGCCTCTTTCGTGGCCGTCCATCCGTGCTCCATCATCAACCTCCATCACCGAGCATGAGCTGGCCGGTCTGGAACACCTCATAGAGTGTCTTCTCATTCCGGTCAATCAGTTTCGGGAAGAACAGCTCGTCCATCGTGGCCTGCTCCGTCTCCACGAGGGCGACCTGCGCGGCGATCCAGTCCTTCAGGTTGCGCCACGCGATGCGCTCGGCCTGTTCGTCGTCGCACTTGGTACGCTCTTTTGCCATCACTGCCTTAACGCCGTCCGGTCGTGCTTCCAGCCGGAAACCATGCAGGGAGCCGCAGCAGTCCAGCGCGAATGTGACTGCCGTGACTTTGCCGTTTTCGGCGTAGTCCATCATCACCTTTCGTGCTCCGTGCGCGGCGAGGATGCCTTGGATCTCGCCGACGGTCTGCACCGCCGGCACCTTGGTCGTGTAGTTCTTAATCGGCATCTGCAGTCCTCCTCTCAGTCGATGAACCGGATGTTCTCCGCCGCCGTGCTCCACACCTTGCCGTGCTCGTCCTCGACAATGCCCGTTGTGACAGGGACGGCCCCATTATCGAACTCCTCGAACGTGCTTCCCCATGTGTGGAACCATGCGACAAATTCATCCTCGCGCCACCCGTCGTTCGTGCGCTCATACACATGGGCGATACACTTGCGGCAGTTCGGCACAGGCGGCTTCCCACGCAGAGGTCCTCCCTCTTGCCACGGGCGGAACTGCTGGATCTTTTCCAGCAGGCCCTTCGGATTGCCGTCGAAGAGCAAGGCTCGGTCATCGACATAGACTTTTGCGGGTGGCTTTTCCGCCGCCACATCATCGACCTCAATGCCGTTCTCCCGAAGGTAGCGCCGCACCGCTCCCATGCCCTCAGGCGTGGCGCATCTGGTGGACACGACCACCACCCTGTACCCCGCGGCTCTGATCCGCTTGATTTCTTCGTCAATGAGCGGCACGGGCGGGTCAGGTACAACGCCTGCGCCCTGCCAGCCACTCACATAGGAATGGATGACGCCGTCAAAATCCAGCACCACATTCGGCTGATACTTCATCTCCCAAGCCATTACTGCGCCCCCTTGCCGGTTCCAGTGCTGCCCCAGCCGCCGCGGTTCGGGTTGCCGAGATCCTCGACCTGCTCGAACTCAACAGGCTCGTCCTGCTTCACGAGGCGGAACTGGCAGATGCGCGTCCCCTTCGGGATTTCCGTATGACGGATGGCAACCGCCGGGAAGCCCCAGATGTCATCGTTACCGCAGTAGCTATGCTCGATGATGCCCACGCTGTTCGCCATGATGACGCCGAAGTTCTTGCAGGTCGAGCTTCTGGGAACGACCTGCGCATAGTAGCCGGCAGGCAGTTCCATCGCAACGCCGAGCGAAATAATTTTGAAGTCCAACGGCTCCAGAACGATGTCCTCGGCGGTGTAAAGGTCAACCCACTCGCCATGTGACTCGGGCAGCGGGTTCCCGTGCGTGTTGATTTTGACTTTCATGTTAAGCCCTCCTTGATGTTTCGTATCTGTAATCGTAGCCATCGAGCCTGTACGGGTCTTTCACTTTACCCGTACATCTGGCCCAGATGGCGTTTTGACTGATGTAGTTCTTCTTGGCCGCCTCTCGTCCAGAAGAGTAAATGGCAACCACTTGACCGTCCTGATCGACCTTCATCACGGCCTTGCGCCGGTTTGCGCTGGAGATTTTGCCGCTGACCTGCTTGCTGGCGAACGACAGGTTCACCAGCTCGCAATCCATCTTTGCGCCGTTTCGATGGATGATGTTGTACCCCGGCCTGCGACCTCCCATGAAGGCGTCGGCCATGAGCCATACAACAGGCACATCTACTTTTCGGTTGTCCGCTGTCCGCATCTTCACGCAGGCGCGGGTTCGTCCGCTGATGTACGGCTTCAGGACGTACCACTCGCCACTCTCCAGTTCCTTTCGGACGACCGCCTCGCGGTTGATTTGGTATCGGAAGCGATAGCCGGGGATTTCTACCCATTCCGCGCTGTCAGGCGTTTGGCTTTTACACCGCTTCGCGCTCATGCCTTGTCTCCGGTTTCGTCCAGATAGGTCGCCTGCAGATCGGCGATGTGCAGCAAGACGGCCAGCGGGAACTTGTCAAAGGCGTTGCCAACGCTGTACCCGCCACCTTGGAAGTCGTTATCCGAGAACCCCATGTGCCAACGGATTGCCATAGCCTCCTCGCGGCTCAGGCGCATAAACCCAGAGATGATGTAGACGCTCTTCTCACCGTGCCCGTAAGGCAGCTTATCATCGACCACATAGAACGGGTACTGCTCCCACCTGCCCTGATCGTTCTTGCGGTTGCGCATCTCGACCGCATAGAAGTTCGCTTTGCAGATGTCGTGAAGCAGACCGCAAACCGCAATCGTCTCCATCGACGGCTCGTTGAAGCCCGGAGTGATGGTTGCTTCGTTGGCGCAAATCGCCTTCATGCGCTCAAACACATGGAGGCTGTGCTCAAGCAACCCGCCAGGGCTGGACAGGTGGAAACGGGTGCTGGCCGGTGCCGTAAAGAAGTCCGAGGACTCGATCCACGCCAGCAGCTTGTCAGCGCCCGGTCGCGTGATATTCTCTGTGTACGCCTTGATGAACTTGTCTTTCATACTCATATCCTCCTCAAAAATACATCATGCTTAGCACCCAAGATGCCAGATGCAGAACGCCCGCAGCCGCGAACAGCGCGATATAGACGTGCTTACCTCTGCCGCTCTCGCCGATGACGCCGACGGTTGCCAGCACCATCACGATCATCGTAAACACCTGAAAGAACTTCACTTCACATACGCCCCCTTCCATGCTTCGATTGCTTCATCGCAGAACTTGCCGTCGCACTGACCGACAACGCCCTTTCTGCCCTCGCAGTATTCGCACAGATCCGTTTCGAGCATATCGACGATCTGGTCATCGGTCATGTCCCCGTAATACTCGCCATTGGTGAGCTTCACCGCTATGAAAACGCGCCCGCTGTCGATAGCCTGCTGGCAGGTCCTCAACTTCCATTCCAACAGCACAGCCTTGTGCATCGTCTTCGTTGTGCGATGGCCACAATGGACGATGAACCAGTCATGCTCCAGAAGTTCGGCCACGCTGTCAACGCGGTCTCCCTGTTTGTACTTTCTCTTCATTTTCATGTTACCTCCTAAAATCCGTTCCATATTTGCTTGCCGTGATACTCGAAGCATTCGGCATCGCAGCAGTCTTCGGGAGTCAGATCCGCAAGCCGCTTTCGGCTGCGGGAGATGAACAGGTCGGAGTCCATAGGCGGCTTCGGGTTCTTATCCCTCAGCAGCTCGTCTACCTCCAGCAGCTTCGCGTAAGTCTGCGGCTGGTGTTCCTTGAGGTTCTCGAAGAAATAGTTTCGGTGGAACGGGCAAAAGCAGCAGGCGGACGCCTTGGTGTCCAGCCCCCAGACATCCAGTATGTAGGCGTAGTTGTCAGCCCTCGTCAGCTCCATGTCCACCAACGGGAAACGGTTCACAAACATCGGGTTCGGGCTGTCCTTGCACCGCTGTTTTTCCTCGAAGCTGAACCCCATGTGCATCTCGTGGGCCTTCTTGTCCTCGTCGCGGAGCCGCTGGCCTTTCTTGTAGCCGAGCACTTCCCAGCGGACGAACTTTGAGATGCGCTCCACCTTGTAGTCGAGGGTGCAGTTTCGCGGCATCCTTGACTTGTGACCGTCATCCCGCAGCGTCCACCATGGGATGCTGACCGTGCGGCGTCTCCCGAAGTTCTGCATCAGATCCCGATGCAGCGGCGCGTCCAGCATCTCATATCGAATACCGGCGGCGTCGCAGGCTCGGTGTACGAACTCGGCCTGTTGCATGACCCACGGCGGCTCGAAGCCGAGGTCGCAGAAGACGACCAGATCGTAAACCGGAACCAGCGGGTACGGGCGTTCGTGGCCTTTGCGCTCGGCGTCCACATTCTCACAGGACATCAGGGCCAAGGCCGTCGATTGCATTCCCGCACCGAAGGACAAAATCTTCACGTTTGCCCCTCCACGCTTTCCCCGCGCCGGAACTCAGCGGCCATCCTGTCGGCAGCCTCGCGGCTGATGCCGATTGCCTCGAACTGCTGGTAAATCTCCTCGCAGTCTTCAGGGGCCGCAGAGACCAGCGCAAAGGTCAATTCAGCATCCGTCGGAGCAGGCTTCTCGGGTTGTTCCTCAGCTTCAGCCTCAAGGTGCCGTGCTACCCTCTCCATGTATTCCTCGATCTTCGGCTTTCCGAACTCGACCACAGCCGTCATATAGTCCTCGTGCTCGGAAGCGTTTTCCTCGAACTCGCGGCTCCAGTTCAAAATGTGGTGGAACAGGTCGCGGCTGTCGATTTCTGCGCCGTTCGAGCCGAGCATCTGCGCCGCCAGCGCAGAGAGGTCATAGACGCACTCGCAAAGGCGGATCTCGCTGTCTTCACCCACCGTGGTCACGAACTTCTCGCCGGCGTCGCTGTAACCACAGGTCTTGCAGTCCCAGACGTCTTCCCTGTCCGGTTCGTGCGTGACCTCAATGCAGTCATTCAGGCACCGAACGAACGTGCCGCTGTCATCCAGTTCCCAGTCCTGCGTGACGTGCGCCGTCGCGCAAAAGGTCTTTCCACCGCAACGCGGGCAGCGCAGAACCTCATTTTCTTTCAAAATCATCACTTGCGCCTCCATCACTCAGGCTCTTTTTCAGCCCTGCATATACTCCCTCAAGGGTTTCAACGAGTCCATCTGCCTCAAGGCTGTCCGTCGAAACCAGCCTGCAATCGCTCATGCTGATGTCGTCGATCAGATGGACGCCGTAGAACTGTTCGTCAGGCTCCAAACCGGCCTTGTTCTCAATCAGCGCCGCCGTTATCTCTCCGTTCTGTTCTTTCTCGGCCTTTGCCACGAGGAAGTAGGTCGAAGAGCGGTCGCCGTTGACCGTGGTTGGACCGTTGCCCAGATCCGCCATCATCGCCTCTGCCAGTTCTTTCGGGGCGATTGCAAAATCGAACCTTTTCATCCCTCGGGCCACCCTTCCATTTCTTCCTTGAAGTAGTCCTCGTCGCCATCATCGCAGGCACCGGACATAATCTGCTTGCCCTTGTAGAGCACGAAGTACCACATTCCGTCGGGGTTCCCCACCATCTTGCGCCACGCCGCTGCAAAGTCGGCCACGCTGTTGAAGACGTAGCAGGTGCGGATCGTGGCCGCATCTTCGAAGTCGTCCACGAAGTTTTCCACATCCTTCTCGGGGTTGCTGTCATCCGCGAACATCATCACGACCAGCCCCCTCGGGATAGCCACATTGAAGGACTGCCCGCACTTCGGGCAAATCCCTTTCCAGCCGAGGCCGTCACGCACGATGGCCTCTTCAAACTCGAACCCGCAGTCCGCACAGGTCAATTTCATTTCAAACCCTCCTCAAACATTTCGATGTAACTGTCCGCGCTCTGAAGCTGGCGCTCCACTTCTGCCTCCGTATCAGCCGTAAAGCAGTACCGCGCTACCGCGTAGTCCTTCTTGCTGATCCACCAACTTGTCTTGCTGTTGAACGCATTTCTGACCGGGGAGAAAACGTAGTCCCCGAAAATCCGTTGCTCCGGTGTCGTCTTTGCCGCTGCTTCTGCGGCCTTGGCCTTCGCCTGCCACCATTTCAGCTTGCGGTCGAGCGAGTCAAACGCTCGGGCGAAATCACAGGGAGCATCGCCGTAGCAGACATCTCTGCAGTTCTTACGGTACGGGCACTGTCTGCATCTCTTCATCAGAACGCCCTCCGGTACACACGCTTGACGCTGATGAACGCCGCCTCCGGGTGCTTCAGCAGGTAGAACCGCCGCTGGCTCTCGTTCGGGTAGGTGTTCCCGTTTTCGAGGCGGCCGAGCAGATGGTGGTTCTCGTCGAAGAGTTCCACGAAGTAGGCCGTCTCCACGCCCATGTTCGGGTCATCCTTGGCGTAATCGTCGAGGACGGGCAGGTGCTCAACCCGTGTTCCATCTCTTTTCAGGTACATATCAGATCCTCCTATTCCATCGCGGCCCTCAGGGCCTCGATTGCTTCCGTGATGTTGTCGTGCGCCGTGTCCAGATTGTTGGCCGCGGCTTCAATGGCCGCATAGCGTTCGCTGCCTTCCAGCCCCTCAGGAGCATTGTCGAACTTCTCCTGCTCGTCGTCGTGCAGGCTCTCCACCTCGTCGCCGATGGTTTCAAGGGCGTTGACGATTTTCTCAATGGCCGCCCGCGTTGCTTTGTTCATGGCTCCTCCTCAATAGTCGGCGTCGAGGTTTTCATCTCGCTCGTCGTACTTGACTCCGTCGTAGCCGGTGGTCGTCATGATGCGCTCGTAGCACTTCGCACAGACACGGCGAAACGGGATGCCGTAGTAGTCACGGGTGCCGTACATCTCGAACGGGCGCGCCTCCTTGCCGCACTTCGGGCAGGTCTCTTTCACCAGCCGATAGCCCGGAAGCGACGTCAGGTGGCCGCCGTCATCAATCAGGAAGTCATCCCATGTGCCGTCATCGAACAGTTTACAGGCGGCCTCATACGCGCTGTCGAAGCTGTCGTGCTCAGACAACGGCTTGTGGTAGCGGCAACCGGCGGCCACATCTTCGACCTTCAAAATCACGCCGCCGCGCCCGCACTTCGGGCAGTCTGCGCCGATCTGCTTCTCGTAGCCGCAGAACGGGCAATTCACGTTCTTCTTTTCCATCAGTTCTCCTCCTTGCCGAGCCAGACCAGCAAACGGATCTGGTCGTGCATCGCTACAAGCCTGCGCTGGGCATCTGCCAGCCCCTCGATCATGGCGGGGACGAACTTGATGATGTCGTCCACATCGGAGTTGGCGATGTAATGCCGCAATTCGATTACCTTCCGAGCCTGCCAGCACCCCGTCTCCCCGATCTTTTGGCTCAGTTCCTCAACCTTGCGGTCGATGGACTTCTTCAGGTCGCTCATTTCAAAACCTCCTTACCGTCTGCTTGCTCTGCGCCGCTGACGGGCAAGCCGTCTCTGGCGAAGTTCTTCTCTGTACTGACGCTCTACCTCTTCGTCGTCCTCGTAATCAGGCAGGCGGTCGAGGTATCGCTGGATGAACGGGATGTGCGGGAAAACGTAGTCGGCGATCAGAGCGCCGATGCCAAGGACGCCGAGGAACACGGCCAGAAATGCGAAGTCAACGATTGCCTCGCCCAACAGTTCGGGTGTCATTTTGCCGCCTCCTTCATCATGTTCGGAAGTTCATACTTCACGAAGTCATCGGCCAAACAGGCCGCCTCTTCCTCAAGCTCGTCGGCCCAGCCGCTCAGGTATTCCCTGCGGGCGTCCACATCTTTCCAGTTACCAACGCTCAGGCCGGCGGTTGAGCAGACGATATATCCCTCAGCGTCAATTCCGAACAGCGGAGAGCCGTACTTCCGCTTCCACTCGTTCTCCTCGCTGATGGTTTCCGCATCAGCCTTGATGATGTACTCGACCACCGAATGGTCGAAATCGTATCGGAACAGCTTGCCGCTGACCTTGACCGGATTGCTTTTCACAGGTTGTACGCCTCCTTGCCCGCTTTCCACTCTTTCATGAAATCCTTGTAGTCTTCCTTTCCATCTACGGTCACTTCCGCCCAGAGGAACCCCGGCTCTCCAAAGATGTCGAAGTCGTAGCCCGTCTTCTCCAGAATTGCTATCACCTTGTCTTCCTCTTCTTCGGTGAAAGAGATAATTGCCGCCGGTTCAAGCGGTCTCGCCAGCTTGTCGCCGAAGGAGTTCACCGTCTGGCGTCCCTTGTACTGCACGTTCATGTTCTTGCCACCTGCCTCACATCTGAATTTCAAACCGGCTGAAATCATCGTTTGCGGTCAGCACGTACTCTTTACGGTTGACAGCCACGGGAACGCGCTCGCCGTCTCTGTATGCCGACGTTTCCATGTAGCCGGCCCAGCGGTCATCGCTCTCTTTGCGGGTCAGGGTCACGCGGGCATGGGGAGAAACGCTCAGCATATTCTCGGCTTCATACACGGTGAACACTGTCATGTGGCGCCCCTCTGCCTTGAGCTGCTTTGCAAGCTCTCTGGTGTTGTCGCTTGCAGCGGTCAGAGCGTCCAGCAGATCCATGAGAGGATAGGTCTGGTTCAGCTTCATAGTTGCCTCCTGATTTGCCGTCTGGCTTCTTTGAATTATCCATGTGGTTATCTTATGTGTTAATTATACTTTATTACCTACCTATGTCAATAGGTTTTTGCGTATTTTTACGAATATTTTTACCGTATATCATTATATCCGTTTACGCTTTTGAAGCAAATTCAGAACCTTTCTGTGCGGCCCGTAGACGGCCTCTGGCGGCGTTTTGGCAGAAGGGGTGAAAGTTATATAGGAAAAGACGTAGCGCATCGTAGCGGTCTTGTAGGCGAATTTGGCGGTATGCTGGGGCCGTTGCGAAGAGAAACCTCCTGAAAACGCAAAAACACCCCCATCCCGGCCGAAGCCGAAATGGGGGTGTTCAATCTATCCGCTATGCAGTTGTCAGGGCCAGCGAGGGGGCGCAAGCCCTCTGCATGGCGGGCGTATCGGGCCGGAGGTCGAAGCCCGTTTACGCTTTCTTCAGGACAGCCTCCATGATGGCTCGCAGGATTTCGTCCTTGCGGGTCAGACCGTCCAGCTCAATGCCGTATTCCTCCGCTTTCTTTTTCAGCTCGGGAACGGTCAGCTTGAGCAGCTCGATTGCGAGGTCAGCGGCGGCTACCGCCACATCGGTCTTCACCTCTTCGGGCGTCTTGACCACGCCTGCCTCGCTGTTCGCCTTGTATTCGTCGGCATACTTCCGCATCCAGTCGAAAATCGTCTGGGCGATGCTCTGAAGGCGCTCGGGGGTGAAGATTTTCTTCAGAGGGGCCGGGATCTTGACGTACAGGCCGTTGACGACCTGAGACATCTTTTCCGCGCCGGTCAGACCGGACGCCTCAGCCAGTGCAATGAGTTCGCTCACCGCACCGAGGACGTTGCCTCTGACCTTGAAGAAAAGCATGAAGCCGTAGGTGATCGCACAGATGGCGACCACAATGATTTCGAGTACGCTGAGAAAATCCATTGCATTTTCCTCCTGACTTGCGGCTCAGGGCCGCTTAATATTGTTCCTGCTTCGGGTGCCGTTTGTCATACTCTGGACACGGAAAAGGTTCCGTGTCGTGGCATTTCTCGCAGCACTCTTCGCAGGTGGGACCGTATTTCTGGTTGTAGATGCACGGCTTGACCTCTATGATCTCTTTTCCGCAGACCGCGCATCTCAGGATGCTCACGACGGCAGCTTGAGCTTTTGGCCGGGACGGATCACGGTCGAACTCAAGCCGTTCAGCGTCATGATTTCCTTGTAGCGGTTGCCGTTGCCGAGACGCTTCTGGGCAATACCCCAGAGAGAGTCACCAGCGACCACCGTATAGACCGCCTGCTCTGTGCCAGAGTCGGCGCCGATGTCGGCGGCATTGACCCAGCCGTAGACGGTGCAGCCGCCGCCCTGATTGACGAGGTGGTACGGGTGCTTCGCGCCCTTTGCGATACTCGTCACCTTGGCCTTGCCGGGTTTGCATGGTACGCCGCTCGTCGCTTGACTGCTGACGTAGTGGGTCTTCCCCTTGAATTGGACGATGTCGCCGATCTTATAGTCGGCGCCGCTTGTCTGACAGCCGGCGCTTGGTTTCGTCGGCGTGACGGGCGTGGTCGTTCCAGCGCCGTCGTACTTCGGACGGCCATAGCCGACAATCTTCGCGCTGTTCAGCGCATAGCTGCGACGCGCACACTTGTTGCTGGTATTGCCCTCGATTGTGTAGACCTTCGAGGAATCTGCCTTCTCCACGAGGCCGGTGTGGGTGCAGTTGTCAATCGACGTTCCGAAGAAAATCTGATCGCCCACCTGCGGGTTGGACGTGAAGAACTGCCCTTTCTGCTTGTAATACTTCGCAGACCAAGTGCAGCCAGCGCCGCAGGAGCGCTCGGGCTGGCAGAGCAGCCGCAGGGCGTTCTCATAGCCGAACGCGGT